GAATTTGCTGATTTACTTCAGCTAGTTGCTTTTGTACAGCTTCTAACTGAGCAATCAAATCATAACCTTTAGCTTTTAATTCTGTGATTTTGTCTAACATGGTTTTATTTGTTTAATTATTAAACATTGTATATGGGAACTGGTATAACTGCTTAATTTCATTAGCAGTTAATCTACGTGACCACAACATAATATTACTAATTCTTCCAAGCATAGCATATGTAGGAGCAGTAGTATTCAAAGCACTTGTACTAGTAGATGGATTATAAACAGGATAGCCTCCTACAACTATAGGATTTACATTTGTTACAGGTTGAGTAACTGCTGTAATTCCAGTTTGTAAAGTGATAAAATTTCCATTTACATACCAATCATGAATAGCATTACTTTGTCTCCATACTACAACAAGATCTATCCATTTATTTGCAGTTATACCTAAAGTAGCTGCTGTAATTTGACTACTATTAATATTATACGTACTATTTCCATTATTCTGTGCTCCAAATGTAGCTCTTACACCAGAGTTACTAATGCCCATAAAAAGGCTAGTATTAACAGTTCCTACAGTTTCAAACGCATTACCTTTTGAAAAAAAACATCTCCAAGTACTGTTTTGGTTACTAGGTAAAGCATTTAAACAAAATTTTACTCTCATAGTAAATATCTTTTCAGAAGATATATTACTAAGAGTAGTAGTAGTGTCATTAGTATCTACAATTAGCGCATTACTTGTAATACCTGTAACAAAGTTTATCGAGGGGTCATTAGGTAACCCACTGTTCACTGCTGTACTTGTAGGCCCGTAAGTTACAGTAGGAGCTGCTCCACCTACAGTATTACCTAAAAGATATTTAGATTCTGATACTGATTCTATAAAGCAATTTGAATATAAAGTATTAAAAGGTAAACAAAGCTCTAACCCTTGACTAAGAGGATGTGTCCAATCTATAGTTGAGCTAAGATTTGGTTTATATCTACCTGGCTTAATAGCTCCAAGTTGTGCCATCCCACTTTCTTTTTATAATACCGTCAAAATTATATGGAGTAAAAGCATTAATCTCTGTATCAATATCTGTCCAAGCAGCTTCTAAAGCACCCTGCAGGTCAGTAAGCGCTATGTTTTTAGTAATTGATACTATAGGAATAGTCAATCTTGCGTAGTCTATAGTACTAATAGTCACTATTGAAAATTCAGGAAATTGATTTAATAGTATGTCTTTATCACTTACTCCTGATAGTCCATATGTAGGAATATCAAATGTAAGCTCACAACTTACTGTTACATAACCATTTTGACCTATACCTTCTGCTTCTTCTACAGTTCTTCCTAATGCGTAAATTCTAGTTGTTGGCATGGTAATTAATTTATACTAATCTGTTATAAGAAATTGTCGAAGTAGCCCCTAAAGCTATACCAGTTGAGTTTTGAATAAGAATAGTAAATGCATCAGGCATATTTTTACCAAATACATTACTCAAAAGGATAACATCAGATAATATATTACTACCAGCATTAGCAGGTAAAATTGCCGCAAGTTTAGCACTATGAAGAGGTCCAAAAGTCACTAAAGTGGATTGACCTGCTCCTAGATCAGTAGTAGCTCCTACACTAGCTGGAATCCAAGTAGGAGTATTATCTACTTTATACCAAGGCACAATAAATACATAAGCAGCTTTTTCTCCCGTAGGTGTTAAATTAGCAACAGATGTTTTTATACCTATAAGTATATCTGAATAATTGTTTCCTGTCGTAGTATAACTAATATCTATTCTATTACTATACCAAACACCGTTAGCTGCTAAGTTATTTAGTAAATTAGATGTTACAGTTACAGGAGTAGATCCTACAACTCTTGGAGATACAAGTAGAGAACTTTGATCTGACGCTACTACAACTGGCTGTGAGTTAGCCATTGTAGCTTGCCCATTTGGGGGTATTGGATTATATGCCATTATTATAAGTTATTAAATAATAAACCAGCTAGCAGGAGTAGTATTGTTATTAGGAATAAGAGTTACTGACTGAAATTGTCTAGACAAAGTTACGTTTAAGTTTACAACTGACTCAATAGCATCTCCTGCTGTAGGTACAATACTGACTGAAGCATTAATTCTTTTAACTGTTACAATCTGATTACCTGTAGTATTAGCTAATGAAGGAAGAGTGATAGTGCCAGTAGTAGGATTGTTCATGACAACATAAAGGTCAGTATTAGCAGCAATACCACCAACAGTAACTAGTGTTGCTACTTGAGTTTGAATTTGTCTAGTAAATCCACTACCTGCACCTCCAGTAGCAGTTAATGTAGAACCTGATAAACTTAATCCAGAGCCTACTGTAATTTCTCCAACAGTTGTACCAGTAGAAGGACTTCCAAGTAATCTACTGTTAGCACTAGTAACTTGTATCTTACCATATGTAACAGCATTATTTGCAATATCCGCTGTAGCTATATCAGCATCTTTAATCTGAGCTCCTCTAATTACTGTACTAGGCATGGCTTAAAAGTTTAAAGTAAATTATTGAGCAATGTACGTAGCAGTTACAAAATCTCCAGCAGCTGGAATAGATGCAGGTTGGAAAGTAATAGTAGATCCTGCAATAGCATAGTCATTAGTACCACCTGCTTGTAAAACACCGTTTACAAATACCATTACTTTACCTAGTACAGGTGTTTGTGTTAATGTAAAGATAGTATTTACACCATTTGCTCCTGTAAGAGCCTCGTTAAAAATAAATTTAGCAGCAGTAAGAGCTATTCCAGAAGAAACAGTCAAATCAATACTACCATTACCATTAGTAATAGTTACTGAGCTATCAGAAGATGTAAGAGTGGCACGTACATAACTACTAGTAGCAGTATTACCTATAAGTAGCTGACCATTAGTAGGTGTAGTATTTAAACCAGTACCACCACTAGCAATAGGTAAAGTACCTGAAACATCAGCTGTTAAAGATACAGCACCCCAAGATGGATTAGATCCACCTTTTAGTACAGTACCTGCTGCGCCAATAGCCAATTTACTAAGACTAGTACCAGTAGAAGCAGCGTATAAAATGTCTCCTTGAGTGTAAGTGCTATTTCCAGTACCACCATTTACTGCTCCTAAAATTCCTGTAACACTTGTACCTACACTTAAGTTTAAAGCTGCCCAAGCAGGAATTGCTGCTGCACCTTGGTAAATCAAAGCTTGACCTGAAGTTCCTGAAGCTGCTACACTTTGATGTGCAGTTGTACTATTCGTCCCTCCACAAATAGGCATATGAACAGTAGCACTATTTCTACCTGAACCTCCTCTTTGAACATCAATAACACTACCATTCCAAGTACCTGCTGTGATAGTACCTACTGTAGTAATAGATCCTTGACCTACATAAGTTGATGCAATATCTACTGCATCTCCAGTAATAGCAGTTCTGCCTGCTACAATATTTACATCAAACGCATTACCAGTTTGTCCTAACCCTGCACCAGCTGTAATTTGAGTAGCAGCACTAAATTGAGTAAACTGTAATGCTGTAGTATTAAGAGTAATAGTACCTTGTGTAATTAAAACAAACCCTAAAGCAGTATTAGTAGTACCTGCTGTTATAAAAGTAAATAGGCCTGAAGTAACTTCAGCACTAGTATCTGCATCTGTATCTCTAGTTACAGTAAGGTTAGTAGTATTAGCAGTAACTCTATAAATACCATTTGCAGGTTGATTTGAGTTACTAGGAGATGCTGCTCCAGTACCAGTATTAGCATTTTTAATAAGAATCCTATCACCAATTGATAGAGTTATTCCATCTACAGTCAATCCATTGATTTGAGTAACTGCACCTGTTCCAATAATAAATTGTTCAGTACCTATAGTTGCTACACGACAACTATTTTTTATATCTAATCCTGAAGCTACTGAGTCTACATAAAGTTTATTTGCTGCATCAAGATCACCAGAAGGATTTTTTAAACCTTGTAATAAATTACCGTTTGTTCCATTTGTAGATTCAAAACTTACATCTGAAGCTACAAAAAATTGTCTTGCGGCTTGTATTTTTGTATTTGGCATTTTTTTTTATTTTTTAAATGTTAATTATTATAGTTTTATATATTCAATTATAAGGTTAGATCCTGTAGCAGGTACTGCGGTACCAATAAACTGTATTTGGCTATTACCTGCTTCGTTATAATCTTGACCTCTGTCCATTCTTAGACCATTCACATAAACTCTTGTAGTATTTGCAATAAAATTTGTAGAAGTAGTGAATGTATCATTCAATCCATTTATTACATTACCTACAATTGTAAGTAACCCTAAAGTATAATCAATTTGAAAATCTGCTCCAGGTCCACCTGCTCCAGAAATAAGATACCCTCCAGGAGTGTTATTCCAGCCTACATATAACTGTTTAGTATCTGTAGTAAATAGCAATTCACCGTCTTCTGGTGTAACTGCTAGTCGTTGTGACTCTGAACCTCTTCTTATTTTTAAACTCATTACATCTAGATATTAAAATGTACCACAATCAATTAGTACATAATTACTTGGTGTAGTAAAGGTACCACAATCTATTAAAACATTAGAAGAAGTTCCTACTCCACCTCCTCCAGTTACAGTTAGTATTGTACCATTCATTTGCAGGCCAGCTCCTAGTTGAATCTCTTGCATAGATCCTGGACCACCTGAAGTACCTCTACCTAATAATGCCCCAATTGCTACATTCTGAATTTGGCTGTAATCTACAGTAGCTGGTGGGATTACAGCTACTGCTACACCTCCACCTACTGCAATAACATCACCTGTTAATCCAGTAATGGCTCCACTGCCACCTGTACTTGTATTACCTGTATATCCTTGTGCCATATTAAACTATTTCTGTACCTGAAAGATTAAAAGTAACAGTTTTACCTACATCACTGTATACTTTTATAGAATCTCCTCCTGCCAATGTAACACCTACAGTAGCAATAAATGTATCATTAATAGGTAAATTTACTTCGTAATAAATAAAATGTTGCTCATTAGGAGAAGCTACTCCACTTGGACATACTGCTATATTAAACTTAGCAGGGCTAGTATTTAAGTTAGTTACTATAATAGAACTGCATATAGCTGACACTCCATTAGGTACAGTATATAAATTATAGTACTGACCTGCATTATTAGCATGTACCTGACCAAGTATTTTATATACGTTAGGCATTAGGCTCCCATTAATAAGAAGGAATAATCAACTCCTTCTTGAATTATTGTGGTATTGTTATTAGTAATATTATTTACAACATTATTTACAATGTTGTTTATATATGTAGTAAGATCTTGCTGATTATTGATATTACCTTGGATAGCTCCCCAGTTTATATCTGTAGTTGAAACTTCTTGTTTAGCAAGACGTCCATCTTTCTGGCCTATATAAATAGTACCGTCCTTGCCAATATACCTATAATTGTGTTTGGCAAGTTTATTACTATGGATGTATGATATATTATCAGCCATTATTATGGTCCTGCATTACTAGCTGTTAAATTAAAAGTATCAAGCGTAGAATCATTGTTAGATTCATTATATAAAGTTACGACTAGTGTCGTTGCAGTTGTTTCAGGATTATCTAGTACAAACCTTAATGTAGTGTCATTGCTAACACTTATAGTATCTAAATCAACTAAAGGTATAAGATCTCCATTTTTTAACACGTAAAATGTCCAATTAAAATTAGGAGAGCCGCTTTCTACATACTCTACTCTAATATTAATTGCTTGGCTTAACCCTAATACAGTTTGTACGCTAGTCTCAGCTGTCCCTGTATTGCTACTATCATCTGAAAAGTTTAAAGCAGGAACAGGGTCTAAACTTCCACTTCCTGTTTGCACGTTTGCTAAAAACCTACCTATTCTTTTAAAATTATCACTAACATTTACAACATTAACATAAGTACTTGCAGGACTACCAGTCCCTACTAAACTAAAAGTTAAATATTGGTTAGGGTTAATAAAAATATTACCATAATTATTTACGGCTGTAAAACTATATGTAGTAGGAGAGTTAGCAGTATTATAAGTACCTGCAGGATTAGCAGTATCTATTTTATAATATAATTGTCCTTGAGTAAAAGACGGAGTGCTAAACACTATTTGCAATTTTACTTGCCGTGTAGAACCTTTAATCTGCTGAGTCGAGTATGAGTAAGGCATTAGAATACAAGATTAGACCAGTTTAAAGGATTTACAGTAGCTCCTGCGTAAGTAGTTTGTACATAAGAAGCATATGTAGGTGTGATGAGATACTTTTTAAGTGTTATTTTAATTGTGTAGTCATTTAAAAAGGTGCCTCCTGCAGGTTTGTACAGGCTTAATAACAACTGAGTAGGGTTAGCTAAATTTAAACTTGAAGAACTAGTAACTACTTCAGTATTATTAGCTAATGAATTTTGTAAAATAGATGTCTCTATTTCTACAACATCATAAGGCCCATAAAAATCAGTATAGTTATTTAAAGTGATTGCTGCAGCATTAATAAGAAGATTATTATCAAGAGTAATATTAGGTGTAGTAGAAAAAGTATTTTTTAACACTTTACCAAAAGTATAGTAAGGTGCTTGAGCTCCTGTAAAGTTTACAGTAAATGTAAAAAAATCATAAGGTCTAGATGTTTTTACGTTTATCATTTTGCAGCGTAATACTCTTTTATTACTAAAATAATTTTACCAGTAACATCTAAAGCTGTACTAGCAGTAAACATATCTATACTTTTAATAAATACTGTAGTAAATGTAGTATTTATAGAAGAAGTTATAAGTGGGTAAGATACACCTGCTGGATCAGCAGTAGATCCTGCTAAAGATATAGATGCTGTCACAAGCTCTGTATTTTTAAAAGCAGCTGATGTAAGAGCTACACTATAAACTCCTTGACTTGTACGAGTAACACCTGTAACTACAGAACTACCAAATTCATTAAATACATAAGAATATGTAGGAGCATTTACTCCATCACAACCTATTTGAATTACAGCCATTCTATAAGGACGTATGTCTCTTACAAGCTGTATTTCTTCCCAAGCTCTAGTTTTAGAATTTTGTGTACTCATTATAATTCAGCGACAATAACATTAAAATGGTTTAAAGTAACAGGAGTAGTATGTTGTTTATTCTTTACCCACACTTCTATATAATCTCCTGGTAAAACTTCTGTAATACCTTGAATAGGTATAGTAATTTCACCATTACTACTAGTAGTTAAATCTTGTTCGGTAGAAGCTATAATATTACCAGTTTTAAAAAATGCAATATGTATAATATTATTACTACCAGATATTACAGACACTATAAGATTTAGTTTTACTATTCTTCTTTTTTTAGTACTAGTTACTCTATTAGTAGAAGTAATAAAATCATTACTTGTAAATCCTTCAACACTATTAGTATTAAGTTTTGTCCAAGTATCTAGAGCTACATTTGTAACAGCTGCTCCTGTAGTATCAAAAATATTTACAAACCCTTTTAAAGTAGAGTTTAAAGTGCCAAGTTGAACTATTTGACCTTGTGATTTAGCTTGACGTCTAGCTGTAAGTTTTGAAAAGTCGAACATTACTTATCGTATTTATTTTTGTTAGTCTTAGCTACTTTAAGGGCTGTATCAGCTTTCATCTTTTCAATCTTTTCTTTAGATTGAATCTCTTTCTCTTTAATGTTCAACTCTTTAGCTTTAGTAACTTTATCAGCTTGAAGCTTAAGGTTCTCAATAAAGTTCTTAGAGTCAAGCTCTCTTTGTTTTAAAGCTTGTGCTCCTATTTCAAGAGGATCAGGAATAAGATTCTCATTTACATCAAGATCCATCTGCCTGTTGTAGGTAGCAATCTGTGCAACTTGAATCTTAGTTTCATTAGTAGTATCAGCAATATACTGCTTAAGCTGCATATCTTCTGCATGCATCTGTTGTTGTGCAGCTATCTTCTGCTGTTCAATCTGAGATACTTGCTCTTGTTGAGCTTGCATCTGCTGCTGCTTATCTTCATAATATTTAGACAGAGTAGCACGAATCTCAGATACTGACTCAGTAGTATATATATCTGCAATCTGATGGAAAGCCATTTGGTCATTCTGAAGAGCAAACTTCATATGTTCCTTCATAGCTTGGAATACTTCCATATCCTTGTTCTCATCAGTTACAAACACTCCGTAATCTGCATTATTGAACTCCATACCATCAAGCTGGAAAAGTACAGTCTGTAAATCATCAGTAACATACTGAAGGGCTTTACTTTTATCCTTATAAACATCTTTTGCCACTTCAAGCATAGCTTCACATACGTCAAGCTTAGTCAAAGTGTGCATTCTAAACAGATCTTCTGTTACAAGGCTAGACTGTGTAATACTTCTTTCAACATTGCCCACGAGCTCTTGATTAGAGATAGCTCCAAGACGCTGTGGAGGTACACCTGCTGTATTTTGGATTTTTCGTTCAATTTCTTGTAGGAGTTGAATGTTAAACTGAATGTAATTACCCATCTCAAGGTTAAGCTCCTTGTTTTGGGTAGACATATTCTGGTTAATACCCATACGCTTGTTACCCTCATTAAGAGAATTAACAAAGCCTATACGCATTGCACGGGCATAATACATCCACTTATCAATTTCCCATCCATCAGGAATCATGGATACATCTACAAGTGCAATCTTACCCATGTTGGTAGCTAAGGCTAGCTCAGTATCATACCAAAGGATGAAATAAAGGTATACCCAAGGTACAAGCCTATCCATAAGACTAGTACTTTGAGTATTAGTAGCAGAGCACATACGTCCAAAGTAACCTGACTTACACTTAGACAGGTTATCCATATTCCTGAACTGCTGAGGTCTCCTACGAATTGTAGGTTCAATGTACATATCCATACCAATACGTACACCTTCCCAATACTCAGATACCCAATACCATTCTACTCTCTGTTGTGGGTCTTTTTTATCCCATTTCCAATCCTCATCTACAGTAAAGCTTTGCTCTTCTCCAGTCTGAGGGTCAATATAATAGAATGTACCTATCTTACGAAAAGACTTCCAGCGTACTCTGTACACAGGAATCCTATCAATAAAACTTTCTTGGTTTTGAAAGTGATAGATAGTCTCAACTTCTTTAATAGTCAAAGGATTGATTACCTGATTACCTGGAATACCACTAGGATAGTAGTTCTCAAGTTCATCAATCTGCTCAGGAGTCAGAACTTCATAAAACTCATCAATAATTTGATTGACGGTTAGGTAATTCTCTTCAAGAATCTGATCACATTCTTCAATAGAATCATTGTTCTCACCAATCTTAAAGAAAAGCTGCAAGGGGTTAACCCTTTTCACAGACACTTCGCCTGCTACTTCTTCAACTCTATAAAACTCCTCGCCTGCAATTAGCCAGTCCTTCCATCCTGTGGCAAAGACATCTTTTAAACGGAATTTTTTCTTGTAGTACGAAAGAAATTTCTCAGCTGTAAGTTCACGCATGTCTTTTGCAGACATCTGCGCTGCTTTAAGAACTTCTTCAGGAGGAGGTTGAGGGTTATTAGGATCTTGTTCCACCCCTTGCATGAGGTATTGGAACAACGCCTGGACGATAAGTTCTTTAGTTCTTTCCTCTTTTTCAGTGATTGCTGTCTCATTGACTACCCGTACTATAGGATTAAAAAATCTCTTATGCTCTTCACCAAAAAGAACATTAAAAATCGGGTATAAGACGTCGTAAGGCTGTAATGTAGCTGGAAGCTGAAACTTGTTAGGCTGGTTCTTCCCTAAATTAAAAGGATTAGTGATATGCTCAAAGTGAGTAATATCAATCTTATTATTTATAAGATCATAATTCCTCTTTCTCTCTGTAACAGACCTTCTCCTTTGAGAATCCTTACCCTTGGTAGAGGCTATAATAGCATCTACACACTTATGTTTCCATTCAAGTGTTTCTTTCACTGAACGGGCAACTTTCTGCCTGGGTAGTATTACCCTATCTTGATATACAACTTCCATGAAGCTCTA